ATTGCCATTATTTAGCTCCTTATGCTAGGCCAGCACCTTTTTGTCCCATGATGTGGTTTTGAATCACACATAGTACATTGGTGTTGGATGATGCTACATCATCGTTATCGGGATCCTGGGAGATGTCAATACACTTGAGCGGTAACGTTGCGGTTGTAGCACCGGTTGTTACGTCTAGCTCAAGATTGGATCTTCCAGACTTAGTGTCGCCAACAGGTGAACCATCAACAATGTCGAAGTTACCGAACAGATCTGCTACCGGGAAGGTATCATCTGCTTGGACCTCAAACACTACGTTTGGATCATCTATTACGCTTGCAATAATATCACTAGCAGAAATACTACCAGGATATGTGTTTTTGAAAACTTGCTCGCCTGTGGTTGGGTCAGTGTATTGAACACCATTAAACACTCCGACAATTGGAACGGTTCCAGTTGCGGCATGTCTTCCTATTACACCAGCTGTCAACTGAGTTACAAGATCGCCTTGAAAAATCGGAGTTGTAGCTCCGCTTGCGATTCTGTATCTTGATTGACCACCAGAGTAAGGTGCCCCACCCATCATACGAACAGGTTTGCATCCAAATGCGCTATCTTTATTAGCCATTTTTAGCTCCTATTATATGTTGCTACTTTTTCCCAAAAGTAACATTAGACTCTCTTTTTGAATCATACTGCACATAGCGGCTGTCTTTTCTGGATTCATTAAACACATTATTGTCCAATGCCTCCTTTGATCTAGCCGTTTGAGACTCATAGTAAGCATTACGCTCTTGTTTTGTCTCGACAGGAATCTTCGCTAAAAGTAGTCCGTCATTATATACAATGCCAGCATGTCTTCCGTCATCTAAAGTAGGTAATACAAATTCTTGTGGTAAATCAGTCCCTCTTACGAGTTCCCAACCTTCTCGCAATCTTTTGCTTACGTTACTTCTGTCCTCCTGGCCCAACATGGATTCTCTTATCCAACGATATTCGTACCCTTCTGGTGGTTCTGGAGTTTCAAGTTTTCTTACTGGCGTCCATGGTTTTCTTCGAGTGTTGTTAGCGTGATTCTCGGATTCACGGGATTGTCTGGTTGTGTTATTAGTTTCTTCGGTCATTTTGCCTCCCTGTTGGCTATTTTTTGTTTTTCTTTAGCAACAGATTTTAACCACGCGTCTTCCGACATATTGTGTGGTTTCAATCCTCTGAGACGCTCAACTTCCGTTTTAGAAAAAGTCACACCGTTCTTTTTGCCTTGTGTTTTTTGTCGTCCTCCGACAGAGGTGGAGGCGACTCTTTGCACAGCGGGTCTACCTTCTGATTGCTCGACACTTTGCCCAGATACTAGATCTGGATAAACTTTTGCTACTCGGTTATCAAGCTGCTCATAGTATTCATCTGAGTCTGCCTCATAACCTTCGTTAATTAAATTGTAATGCGTAAAATATGCAAATTGCGATGCCTGCCAATTATCTGGATCAGATTGATCGCCATACCAAGAATTTTTTTCATGCCAGGCTTTTGCCTCTTTCGTTGCTGGCTGTGTTTCTTGATTTTGCTGCACTGCCTGTTGCATTGGCTGTTGCACGGCTTGCGGATTTTGAAAATTTTGTTGCTCGGCTTGGCTTTTTGCAACCTTAAGTTTTTCTTTTTGAATACTTAAATCGCTTTTAAGAGTATCAGCTTTGCTTATTAATTCTGCATCACCAGCTTGTATAGCTTTTTTATACAGGTCATCTGCTTGGTTTTGCTTGGCCTCAAGAGCCTCTTCTTCTTTTACAAGCAACTGATCTCTGGTTTGTTGTTGTACTTGATACATGCTTGCTGTTTCCATTTCTTTTTGGGCCAGCATTTGTTCAAGTCTTGCAGCTTTTTCTTCTGCCATTCTATTTCTCTCGTTGAGCTTGTTGATTCTTTTAGAAACGCCTTTCGTATAATTTTCTAATTCATCATCTGAGGAAACAGATTGTCCTGTTTGCTCGTCAACTTGATCTACTACCTCTACCTCTAGCTCTTCGGCCTCTGGCTGAATTGTTTGAGTGTTTTCTTGTTCATTCATTATAAACTCACTATGTCATCTGGATCGAGTATGGTGGCAATCACTTCATCATCATTGATGATGCGAACCTCTGCACCTTCCTCCAATTTAAACCTAGAGCCAGAGTAACGCCCTATTAAAACCCATTGTTTTTCTTGACACCAGGGTTTTTCTCCATACCTTGACTTATCGTTATAACATTGTGGGCCCATTTTTACCACATAAGCTACAACCGTTGCCAAAGCCTCACGATTAACTGTTTCTTTTGCTAGGTGTATACCACCTTTTGTTTTTGACTTACCAGCGTATGGTAAAACCAACATTCTCCAGCCTGTAGGCTGAGGCATGCGATCTAAAATTGATTTGTCTAATAATTCTGGATCCAAGATCTTTTCGTCTGGATCTATGTAAGCGTCTGCAACTTTTTTTGTTTCTGCCATCAATTAACCTTTGTATATGTCACCAAGTTCGTTTGCAATATAGTATAAAGCACTTAGCTCTCCTTGCAAATATTTATAATGTTCAATATCTTTGAGTCCGCCAGACATAAGAGTTTCTTGTATTTGTTTTTCTCTTGCCTCGACCAGTCTTTTGATCTTATCGATCAGCGCAATGTCATCCATTATTTCTTATTCTTGGTTCCTGCTGGCCTGCCTCTTTTTTTAGCAGCTGGTTTTTTAGCTGCTGCTTTTTTTGGTGTTGCCTTTGCAACTTTTTTTGGTTTTGCTTTTTTTTCAACCACTGGCTCGGCTTGAACCACAGGTGTTGGATTTGGTACAACTCCGCCTGCATCTATGATTGCTTGCTTTGCTGCTATTCTTGCGTCACTGGCCTCTTTTTTTGCTTGAGCCTCCATAACAGCTTTGGCATTGTCTTGCATCTCTTGTGCATGACGAATTGCTTTTTCGTGTTTTAACTTTTTTACTGCATCAATTTTATAAGATGTTGTCATTTTATCTCCTAAGTTTACTCTCTAGTTCCAGCAATTTAAGATCTGCATTTTGCTTTAACCTATCTATTGCTACATCGAGTTTATCATCTGCTATTGATTTTTGCACATTGATACGGTCTTTTTGTATATCTGCGTCTAATAATTTTTCCTGGGCCCTTTGTTCTTGTTTTGCAGCAAACTGTTCAGCGTCCAGGTTTAATTCTTTGTCTTTGAGCGCTAATTCTGTCTTTCTTATTTCAACCAACGGATCCTCTCCGGAACCCTGGCCAATAGATTGCAAGAACTCAGAAGTTAATTGAGCCATGATTGGTGAGCTGAATTGATCTAATATCATCTGTATTTGCTGTGAGATCTGTTGTGCCTCTTGCGGAGATACTTGTTGCATTTGTGCCTGGATCTCTTGTATGCGCATTTGTGTTTCTTCTGGTATTTGTTCTTGTGCTAATTGAGCTGACAAGAATTGTAAGTGCTGCATGCAATGACTAATGATAATAGATTGAATCTGTGGATTTTCTTTTACCACGCTTGTTAAAAATAGACTTCTATGTGCATCTAAATGTGCTTGATGGTTTTGTTGTTCAAAAGCCTGGGCAGGTTGGCCCATAAGTAAACCAGCATTTTCTATACCAGCGTCTATTGGTTGCGGCGTCATGTCTGGTGGTGGCTGTAACAAAGAATCTACATTATCAACGCCTAGAGCTGCATACATTCTTTTGTAAGCCTCATACATGCCCATAGGCCCATGTATTTGTGGATTAGATTGCACCATTTGCAAAAGCTCCTGGGCAAGTGTAACTCTTTGACTCTGTGAGAATATGTTTGGATCTGAAACCGGGATTACATCAACTCGACCGTCAAAGTCTTGGCTTTTAATTTCTTGTCCGCCGGATCCGACAGCAAACTCGTACACAGGTGGTAAGTATTCAGCAAAAACTTTTGATAGTATTTGAAACTCAACTTTTTGCGCGTAATGTAATCTTTTATGAATAGCACTCATAACCTTGGTGCCGCGCTCTAGCAAAGCAACAGTAGTCCCAACTGGCATGGCCTGGTTCATATCACCAACGTTCATGTCTGCAATGGCAGCAAACCTTTTACCAGAATCAACCAACAAGCCTAATAGTTGCATTAAAACGTTACTTGGCTCTTTGATTGGTAAAGGTATTAAGTTTTCTCTCAGAGATCCACCAGTCGTATCGATGTCTCTAAATTCTCCTGGTTGCAAAGGCTCGTCCTCATCTCTAATTCTCATGCCTCTGGATTTAAAACCAGCTGGTAAATTGGCCAGTGTGCCAGCATCGATCAGCTGTCTGAGTATTGATGTTGATGCTTTTGATAGGCCGCCAATCATGTGTGACAGGCCAAGTCCGTAAAATCCTAAGCCTGGTAAAAACTTGTATTGCACAAAATAGTTTATTTTGTTTTTAAGTGGATCTGTTTCTTGGTAATTTCTGCGTATCGCTAGCACAGAGGTTGAATCCTCATCAATGGTAATAATGTATGGTAGCTTTAATCCCGTTGGTCTGCCCTCTGCATCTAAATCTTCAAAACCTTCTATGTCTAAAACAGTGTGTATTTCATAAACCGTTCTATTTCTGTCTTCTTTATAACTTGGCTCAACACCTTGAATTTCATCTATGGCCTTATCAATTTCAGATTCGTCATCATCATAAGTTTCATCTGTGATCTCAACATTTGCATAAAAACCAGTGATTTGTTGTTTTTTGACTTCATTGAGCGACATGCTGATTGAGTGTGTAATTCTTTCGGCTGAGGTCATGTCAGATGCCTCGTAAGGCACGATTAAATCTTCTGGCGGTATAAATTTAGATACTGCTTTGTTTGTCACACTGTCAAAATAGACTTTCTTAAATGCAGATCCAGCTAACGGCAAATAAAACAAAAGCATATCAAGCTCTGGATCATACTCACTCATTACATTCATAATGTAATAGTTCATAAACTCTTGGACTCTTTCAGCTTGGTTTTCTGTTTCTATTGTTCTGGCACCAATTATTTCTGTTTTTACAGGACCTTTTGCTGGCAGCATTTCTTTGTAAGCCTGGGCCTGGAATTGTGTGACTGCCTCTGCAAGAATGGGATGAATTACTCCAGAGGATCCTTCAAAGGGTTGTGATCTGGATTCATCAAACTTCATACCTAGATATTGCAGGCCATCGGTGTATGTTTTTTCCCATTCGGATCTGGATTGTTTGTCGCTTTTGATAGAGCTTAAAAGATCAGATGATATTTTTTGTAAAGTTGATTCGTCTACAAAATCAACCAAGTTAGCGTTAAAATCCATCTGTGGAGCTGGCTCTTCCAACATTTCATCATCTAACAAGATCTCTTCTTCATTGACTAAGATTTGTGCTGCATTTGCAATTTGATCTTGCCTGGTTTCTTCTGGCATAACTTCAACAGAAGATCCTTGTACTCTAATGTCTGGATTGTTTTCGGTTCCGAGCGCTTTTTCTATTGCCATAATTTTTTAGTGTAGCACTCTGGGTCTGTTAATGTCATCAAGATCGTCAAGCTGAACAATGCTTTGTAATTCTCCTTCGAGAATTAACCCTTGTGCCTCAGCTATAAGTTCAGCGTTAGCATGATTACTTGCATGTATATCTGGGCCCACATATTCTTGTCCGTCCCACATAAATTTTGTTAAAAATATTTTCATTAATAATAAACCTGTCTGTTAGATTTTAAAAGCCTGGCCTCGTCTTGGTAATCTTCATCTAATGAAACAAAACCGCCTTGTCTAAATCTCATTAAAGCCATTGTAGCACTATCGCAAAAGTCATCATAATCTCCAAATGGGAAAGATGCCATTTCTTCTATTACATCATCTGCAAAATCATGCTCTGGGGCCCAGACCATTCCAGACTCAAATATCGGGGCAACACTGTTCATCCTGGCTATTTTATCCTGGCCTCTGCTTGGACTGTATGCCGTAACAGGTATGCCCATGCGCCTAAGTTCGTGAGTTAAAGGTGTTCCGGATGCCTTGGCCTCAATCAAAACACAATCTGGGTTCCAATATCTGTACTCCTCCATGGCCATTCTTTTAAGCTCTGGAAAGTCAACCCGCACCCTTTTGGCATCTAAAAGCATGATTGCATCTGCGGTTTCGTCACCGGCATTAAATATTGCCCAGGTGGTTATGGCCGAGTAATCAGCGGTTTCTTTTTTTGAAAAAGCCGTGTCATAACTTTGTATAACATAAGAGTATGGAGGTATATCTTCGTGCTCCCATCTCTGCCACCACTCTCTTTTAACTATGGATCCTTCTTCTGCGGTCGGATTTTGCATCCACTGCGAGTTCCATTTCGATACTGGCAAAGACGCTTTGACTCCTAAGAGCTCTTCTTTTTTCCAAAACTCTGGCCATAAAGGTAGCTCTGACTCTGGCATAATTGCAGGAAACTCAACCACCTCCCATTGGTCAGCATTGTCATCACCTTGTTTTTTCAAGACTTTGCCAACAAGATCTTTTGTGCTCCACCTGGTCATAACAATCACGATAATGCCTCCTGGCTGTAAACGTTGTCTAGGACCAGAGGTATACCATTCATAAGCGGATTCTAAAGATTTTGGAGATAGTGCATCCTGTTCTGAGTGTGGATCATCAATAACCAAAAGATCCGCACCACGACCTGTAATAGCACCACCGACACCAGCAGCAAAGAACTCGCCTTCTTGGTTACTTGTCCATCTTCCTGCTGATTTGTTATCTGCTTGTAGCTGTAGATCTGGAAAAATATGTTGATATTCTTCGCTGTCAATAATGTTTCTGACTTTACGACCAAACCTAACGGCTAATTCGGCGGTATGCGTAGTCTGGATTATTTTAAGATTGCCTCTGCGGCCCATCATCCAAGCAGGAAAATATGTTGAGGCAAACTCTGACTTTGAGTGCCTCGGAGGTAAGCATACTATTAATCTTTTAAGTTTACCGTCTGCAATTTTATTAAATTTCTCTGCAATAATTTTATGGTGACGGCCTTCTATAAATTCTGGCCACATGTGTTTGACAAAACCAATAAAATCTTTTTGACAAGAATCTTGTTTATCTAATTGATCGTATCTATGCAATAAAGCTACTGCCTCAGCTTTGTCTTGCTCAGATAATATATCAAAATCTTTTAAAGAAACTTCATTCATTTTTTATAAAGTCGGGCCAGGCAACCAGGTAGTGACATAGTAGCTACCTAACCCTAAGCACCGAAATGCCTAGGATAAGTATAGATCATTAAACAAGGCGATCAAAATTATTATAAGTGTCAAAATTCCAACAGGCAAAAATTTATATCTCATGCCATTCTTTGCCTTCAAAAAGCAACGCCTCGGCCTCTCTTCGCCTAACAAGTCCCTCAAGCACACGGCCTCCGGCCTTGTTCCAACGTTTTATTTGGTTTGGAACATCGTCCCAGTCTTTGTTATTAATTTTTTGCAAAAGCGTACTGCTTGACAGGTTTGAAGGCCCCAAATTAAAAACCCATGCTACCAAAGCATCAAATTCGTTTTGTTTTAGATCTACCTCAACCATGTGGTTTATATAACCTTCATATTCATTCATTTCATGTATTAATAGATCTTCTGCCTCTTGCATGCTAATTTTCATGCCGTCCTCAACCGGCTTACCTTTGTATTTTGTTGAGCCAAATCCTATGGTCGGGACATTTGCAGCGCATCTATAACTAACAGCATCTCCGCTTTCATCGGTTGGACAACCCTCAAACTTTTTAATTAAAGCCAATCCTTCTTGTGATATATTCATTCTTCTTCCCCTTTTGTTGTTACTTTTCTGTAGTAAACCACCACATCTTTAAGTTCGGTAATGTATCTTTTTATTTCTTGCATGTTGTAAGCCATAACCTCGTAATCTGGTATGGTCATGGCCAAAAAAACTAATTCACCCTCTTGGTCTTCAATTCTTGCTAATTGCTCTTCCCAATTATCTGGTGTTACAACAATCCAACCTGGTTGTTTAAGATCAATTTCCCTGGGCATAATTGGCTGCACAATCTTTTTTTCTAAAGGTTTTGCAGTAACTTGTATTTCTCTAGTCGGAAGTAGGCTGCAACTGCAAGCCATTATCAAGACCATCAATAGTGCTACTGATTTGCTCGATGTTTTCCATGATATGTTTTGTACCATTATTTATTTTCCTTTCCATTTCTACTGGGTCAGCAAGTATTTTAGATGCTAACTCATAATTTTGTATGAATTGCGTGTATCTGCTTAATTCTCTTTGCGCCGCCTGGCTTTTTACTGTTAGATCTTGTAATTGTTGTGTTTGCAACTCAAAGTCTTCTTGTATTGATTTAATTGCCTCCTCTTGAGTAGCAACAGCTCCCTCAAGTGATGCGTTGTTTGCTTGAAGTATTTGATTTTGACTAAAAAAGTAATAGGTAGCAAAACCAAGAACTAAAATAATTCCAATCAATATTTGCTGCATTAGGTTTCTGCCTCATCCATACACTTGGACCATTCATCTCTTTTAACTTCTTCTGGATAGTTTGTATAGAACAGACCTTTGCAAACTTCAAACTGTTTGCGCCAGGCCGCTGGGTCGTATCTGTCATTCCATTCTTTTTGCACTGGTGCCGATGCACATGCAGTAAGAGCCACACTTACTAATAAAATTCGCATCATCCGCTTAATGGATTATCGTCTTTGTTTTCTAATTTGCTTAAATCTTTTTCTAAACTTATTAAATCTGCCTTGATTGTTGCGATGTCAGTTTTAATTTCTGTTACATCTGGGACTTCAATGTTGTCAATTTCTTTTTCTAAAAATTGCACAGATGTTTCTATAGACGCAAAGCGCTCTTCGATTATTTGTACGTTATCTTCTGCCTCGCTGATACCGCCTATTTTAGATTCGAGGTTTTCTAATCTGTTGACGTACTCCGCTCCCGTGTAGCCGAATCCGGCCAGCGTACCCACTATTCCGACAAGGGCGATTATTTGTGTAGTTTTGCTTTGAAACCAGTCCATTTTTACCTCCAAAGGTTAGGTTGGTCCTCAATCAT